ATAAACTGTTTAATCTTTCTTAACAAAATCCTCGTATTTTTTGTTTACATCTTCCAAATATTCAGTAAACATTAGATCAATATCAGAATCTTCATTGAAAATGTAATCAAAAAGCCAGTCGTTCAACTCTTTACTAATGTTAAGATCATCTACAAGATCATCAAAATATTTATCCTGTACTTTTTGCAATTCATTGATGAATGTTTTGACTCTATTGATAGCATCATCTGGATGCTGTCCTGTTTTTGTATAATATTTCGGTTTCATAGTTTAAAATCATTTGGCAACCACACAGAATATTCACTTTCTCCAAGTTTATATTTAAAAAGAAAAGTGTCTTTTTCAATTTTCAAAATTTCACCCGTTATAATACTCCCATTTGGAAATTTTACTTTATTTTTCATATTTTCAATCTAATTTATAAGGCTCTTCCACCACTACATAGTAACTATCATCGTATTTTTCTATTCTACTTAATGTGCCCTTTGGTAGAGGCTTTTTCTTAAATGCTTTATCAACTACAGACCACACATCACTGTATTTTTTAATTTTCATAGAGGCATCTATATATTTTTGATATCTCTTTGGAATTATAAATGATTTCTGAGGTTTCCAATAACCATTAGAGTCTATAATTTTTGGAACAGGGACTTCTGATATTTGCATTGCACCATCACCAGATACATCACAGATTCTCCTAAAACCATCATTTCTTTGATAGTGATTGTATTGCTCTATAACTTTTTTAATTTCCCATGCGACATCACCATCTTTCATTTCCTTGCAACCAATCCCATAATATGCATTTCTATTTTCCCTTAACAATTCATCTTTATGAAAAACAATTGTTCTAACAAAACTTTCAAGAACCTCACCATCTTGATATGTTAGGTTTTTATCCCAAAAAGCATTGTCAAATGCAAATTTGATTTGACCTCCTCGAAGACGGCTATAGACTTCTAGTGCAGTTGTAAGTGTTGGTAGATGTTTTTCATCGAACTCAATTGATACTTTCTTAGATTCTACTGTTTTCTTTTTCATTTTTTTAATAAACGTATGTTGTTTTGCCGTTTTTTGTTTTTACTTGTTTTGCAGTTGTTTCTATTTTGTGTTCAAAAGATATTTTGTCAAAGTTGGAATTAAATTGTTTTTTATTCACTGGACGGGGTCGGTCTCCTTTACCAGCTTGATTACTATAATTTTTACCCATGATTACTTCTCTTTATTATCTTTAGCTGCTTGTTTCTTCTTTAGAGTTTTAATTTTTTTAAGTGCTTCATCATAGCTTTCCATAGTAAATCCCTTGACGCCCCATAAAGTTGAAGATGGATACATTTCAGATGGAAGAACCTGTTGACCTCCAATTTCATAACCGTTATGTGAATCAATTATGATAACCTCGTACTTCTTAACATCATGTCCTTTTTTACTTTGCTCATATATGGCAAACTTGTCTTCTCGTAACAATTGAACGTATTTAAAACCCTTTGATGTTATTTCTTTTTCCAGAATTTTCATAATGATGCGATTATAAGTTAAATTTTCACAAAGTCAAATGAAATTATCTTTTACTCAAACGTCTAATCTTGGATTTACAATGTTCAAAGTAAGGACAACCCTCACAATGTTTACCATTATCTAAGTAAATATCTGGACGTATACATGCAGCTTGAGTGACATTAGCGATGCCATCGGCAGTTTTTAATACATTTCTATTATCCTTTGTCTTCGGTTCACTACTTTTATAATTTTTAGCAAATTCTTTCAATTGCTGCAATTTACGGTTTTTTTTAATCATCTTGTATTTAATTCAAAAAAGTTTCCACAGTCTCCGGAATAGTATAATTTTTTATAACCAACTTGTTCCATAAGATGTGTACATCCATTACAGGGCTTAGAATATCTGACATTACCCATTCTGTCAAGACGAATATTGACAAAAACAATATCTCCTAAAAAATAAGAGGAAAACTTATTCTGCAATTTCAAAACACAATTCAATTCCGAATGGGTTCTTGCAATATTTCGCAAATCTTCACCCTTATTTGATTTGTAATTCAATTTTTTAATATTTGGATGTGTTTTGATATTATTGATTCCAATAGATATTGTTTTTTTCTTACTCACAGCAAAAGTCACATGGAAAGTTCTATTCAGAGAATAATCATGATGAATTGGCTGTAATGCTTTAGCTATATCTACAAATTTCTGAAATTTAATTTTTTTCATTTGAAATTTTTTTAATTTTCACGCCATAAAAATCAAATATTTCAAAACTGTATGCGGATTCAATGCTGTCGTATTCTTCGTAGTACACCACTTCCGGTATATTCCATGCACAAATCATTTTAGCACAACAAGAGCACGGTAAAAGTGTAACTGCTAGTAATCTACACTCGTTTCTAGAAAATAGTGACAATACATTGGTCTCGGCATGGATCATGTATGGTCGTCTTTTGTCCCTATCTGACCAAAATACACTATCAACATTTTTTCCACTCTTTAATCCATTATATGCAACACCCAAAACACGATTATCCAAAGATAATGCACATGCACCAACTTTTTTATACGGGTCTTCTGATCTGAGACTAGCTGTTTTAGCGAGAGCCATTGCATATTCATCCCAGTTTAAACGTGACATAAAATTTCATCAACTTCTTTCTTAAGATATGGTACAGTGTACCTCATCCATTTTGCTTTGAATATTGTTTTCGTATCGATCTGGCGTTTTAACCAGAAAATATTTAAAAAACCACATTTCAATCCAGTTAGTTTCTCGATCATATTCGCATAGAACGATAGTTGTAATGCATAAATGAAATATTCAGAATTGGGTAGATGTGAGACCGGATCTAGTAGACATTTGTCATCGTATTGATTTTCAAAATTAAATTTCTTATTCGTTTTGAAGTCAGATATATCAAACGTATTTTCACCAAAAACAACATAGTCGGATGTTCCGCAAATGCCTTTTTCTTTATCGAAGCAAATCAGTTCATTGCACCCGTCTTTATCATAAACATCTTTGAATATATTTTCAACAACATCCTTGTATCTAGGATTTTTAATCTCACGATCAATGAAATAACTTTCAACATTTTCGTGTACATCCGTACCATAACTCAGCCCAGTATTCTTTTTATCTTCCCATAGTGCTAAAACGTCATTTAATGGTATTTTTTTTCTATTGGAATACTCAAACGCTTTTTGTTCAAGATCAAACTTGGGTTTTATAGTAGAAAGGATACTGGAAACTGACTTATACACCTTTCCGCTTTTGTCGGAATACGTGTGGGTATCTTTAAAAAGAGAGGGAATGTCAATGTTCTCCAAAGGAAATCTATTGGTCCACATTATTGTATTTCTTCTGATGCTGGTGCAATGTCGATTCGGCTAATGGTTTTGTCACCCCTATGTACCACTACGGGTACAAGTACAATATTGTACTTTAGTAATATAGTTTCAATCTCTTCTTTGGCCTTTACCAAATTATCATTTTGGGTTATGTTTTCACTCATGCCCTCAATTATATCACTACGAATTTTATTTGCAAGAAAAAAATTATTCTTCAATGGAAAACAATACGGTATCCATTTTTGGTGCGGCTGAGACTGAAACTATTTCGGTATTGTAATATTCCGAACAATTTTTCTTAACAACAACCTGTGAACTCAATTCGAAATATGTGGAGTCGTGTAAGTTACCTCTAGCGGATGTAAGTGCTGCATCCACGAAGAATATATTATTAACGGGATCTTCTTCGCTTGGGAATAACCACCCCTTAATCGTGAAATTAGTACTACCTGTTATGAAATGTTTTTGGTTACCGTTTATATCGGTCGGATAAGTTACAGCAACACTTCCATCCCAAAGGACTTCTGATCTTATTTCCTCAATATATGGCATATCGTATTCTTCGGGAACTTTCCAAGATAATATGATATAGGGGTTACAAAAAGGTATGAAGTTCGACATTATTTGATCCAAATCCGTCTGGTATTTGGTCATTATATTCATCGTTATTCCTATGTTTACTGGTACAGGTGTCCTATAAAAAATAGTATGATCATTATCCTCTTTATCTCTACTCCAATTCGGTCTATAGAAACCAGCATTCTTATTAAAAACTCTAGTATTATCACGAGAAAACCCAGTTATATGTATACTAACGACAGGGAGAGTTATGTTTTGTGAAAAATTGACTATATCGTATATTACTCTTTCTTTGGGAGCATATACGTATCGTACTTGAAGCGTTTGACCAACGGATCTATTGACATTGAACCTTTTAATAACAACATTATTAAATGCGGCAAGAAACTGGATCAAAAGATCTTTGATTTCGAAAAAATATGGATTTTTTTTAATAGCGTAAACCTCCTAGTGTATATAGTATTTAGACGAAAACCATTTCAACAACGCTATTGTATATATTACTCTTCAAAACGGGTTTTATCATTTTACAGGGCATGATATACTCATCCATGTTTGAACATAGTGCATTAATAGTATAATCCAATCTGATGGAACTAATACTCTGAGTCACACTAAAAGCCATTGGTAATTTGTATTGTTTCTTGTTACCAGAAACATCCAATGTGAAAGAGTAATAAAAATCATTAAAATTGAATAGTATCAATTTACCCTCTTTGATTGTTTTATTATTACATACAAAACGGAAGCTTCTATGTAAATTATCCAAAAATATATCGTTTTGATATGCCATAAAGTGTCAAGAATTCATCCAAGCTATTTTTTCGGCGGGGCTTTTGGGATAAATCTCCTTGTTAAAGTAATCCCAGAATAGTTTGTTCGCTGGAACCCTTGCAATTAAATTACAATAAGACATATTTATAGCCCTATAATCCTGCATCAAAATATCCCACAATATAACCAATTGTTTTTGATCGGGATTGTAGTAAGGATTTGAATAATCTGGTGGTGTTGTTGGCCTATAGTTCAAGGTTGTTCTCCCATCCAATGACATTAAAATAACTTGGTTACTCGTACAAAGCATTCTTCTGAACAAAGACTTGCCCTTCACGGGGTGCCTTCTTCTGAATTTTACCTCGCAAATATTATTTCTTGCTAGTGCTTTTAGATTTTCCCTTGATATGTACATCTTTTCTAGGTTTGGCTATGCCAAAAATTCTGTGTTCGTTTAAAAATTGACCATGCTCCAGTGTACCGTGACCATCAATTTCAACATTCGAAATCATAATACCTTTATTGTTTGGAAAAATAACATAATCGTCCTTTTTAACTAAAGAGGTTCCCTCTCCACATAAAATAACCTTACCAACCCTCCATGCTTGGGTATCGGCATTTACAGGGACGATTAAACCATTGCGAACAATCTCATTGGATGTTCCGCCCAAATCAACCAGTTCTACTAAAACAATATCATCCAATACTTGAGATAGGTCGTATCCAATAAAAACGCTATTTAGCGAATTTTGAGAAAAACCATCCAAATCAATTAAAGATTTTTGTGGCATTAGCGCATCTATATTCATTTTCATATTCGAACTTATTTACGAAAATATATAAAAAAGCAATACCAATTATTCAGTTTCTAATTTTTTTATGTAATTTATTTTATTAAATGGTTTCTGTGGTAGAACATTGAGAAGTAGCTTGTAGTGCATTTCCCTATCATTTGATAGATAATTGACTCTATTGGTCGTTTCGTTGATTAAATTAGCGGATTCAGCGTCATTCATTGAAACCCATCGATTTACCATGAAAGTATTGTATTTTTTAATTTCATCGACATTTTCCATCTGGTATGTCTTCTTAAAAAATAATACGTTTTTTATGTAATCAAAAATTTGCATGTTGGAATAATACACCTTATTTAGAAATATGCCAGAAAAAAATTGTTTTTTCATCAAAAGAGATTAAATAATAATATGTCATTAAATGCGTCGTCAGGAAGAGAATCAACATTCGGTAGAAGTTTGACAAATTATGTTAATTCATATCTACCTTATCAGTCTTATACTGTTATTGATACAATATCTAAGTTGAATCCCAAATTTAGAACATTTCAAGATACTGGGTCGAAAAGAACAGAGGCTCTTTCTAGGCAGAGTATTAGTTCGACTTCCGAATTTAACGACATATCACCTACGGCGTTTTTCAACATTGATTCCAATTTCACTCAGTACATGTATTCGAATGTACAGGCTGATAAAATTTCCAGGATTCGTGATTATAGAGTAATGGCGGCTTTTTCAGAAATTGCGGAAGCTTTGGACGAAATTTGCGATGAATCCATAAACAAAGACGATAATGGTGATATAGTGGACATAGAATTCACTAATGATAATATGAAATCCGAGGTAAAGGCGGAAATCACGGAAGAATTTAAAAAAATAATAGGTTATTTTGAGTTTGAAACGAAGGGTTGGGAATATTTCAGACATGTAATGATAGATAGTGAAGTTTATTGGGAAAATATCATACATAGAGAAAGAGAAGAGGAAGGTATTTTGGGTATTGTTAGTATTCCAACCGAGTTAATTGATCCCATATTCGGCAATGTCCAAAACATGATGATAAAGGGGTTTTTGTTGAGGAAACCCGTATTTGATAAAACAAATCCATCTAAGATCGTTGATTATGCAATGATACCAATGGATAAAAACCAAATAACATACGTTAATTCCGGTATTTGGAACGAAAATAAAACAATGCGTGTGCCTTTCATCGAAAATGCTAGAAGGGCATATAGACAACTTTCCTTGATAGAAGACAGTGTTGTTATCCATAGACTCGCTAGAGCACCTTCTAGATTAGTTTTTAACGTCGATATTGGTACAATGCCAGCACCGAAAGCTGAAGCTTATCTTAGAAAAATGATTCAAGATTATTGGTCTAAGAGGACTTTTGACGTGGATCAAGGTGGTCAGGTCAATAAATTCAACCCACAAAGTTACTTGGACAATTACTGGTTTGCTAAAAGACAAGGCTCGGAGGGAACCGATGTCAAAGAATTGCAAGGTGGTCCTCAATTAAATACTCTTCCTGATTTGGATTATTTCCTCATCAAATTATACAAGTCTCTTAAGGTGCCTGTTAATAGAATTTCTCCAGAATCTGCGAATAACGATGGTATGCAAATGCTCCGTGAGGAATTAAAGTTCGCAAAGTTCATAATGAGAATGCAAATACATTTTGCAGAAAGTATTAAAAATACCTTCATAGTTCACTTGAGACTTAAAAAACTTTGGGAAAAACACGATATTAAAGAAACTGATTTCCAATTAAGATTCACACCTCCTACCAATTTTTTCGAAATGAGAGAGGCTCAAAAGTCAGAAATTAAGTATACTACTTTCAATAACATGGTACAGAATGAATCCATCTCCAAAACATATGCTCAAAAGAAATACTTGAGATGGAGTGATCAGGAAATTCTCGCCAATAGAGCTTTCCTTAAGAAAGATAAAGAGCTTGAATTCGAATTAGCTCAAATTCAAGCTAATGGTCCAATGTGGAAAACGGGTGGTGAAGCTGTTGAAGGTGCTGCTCTTGCGGCTGGTGCTGGTGGTGCAGTCCCAACAGGTGAGGGCGCTCCTGCTGCTGGTGGTGGTGCTGCTGGTGGCGCTCCCGCTGGTGGTGGCGGTGGTGAAGCTCCTCCTTCATTCGGGCCTCCCCCATCTGGTGGAACTGAGGCGGCTCCTCCTGCCGCAGAACCCGCTCCATCTGAATAATCGGAACTAAATAGTTCTATGGGGTTGTTTTCAAATACATTTAATTATCTTCTCGAACAAACATGGA